ATGATAGCGCCTGACTGGTTAGGCACAAACATTTCTTGTCCACGTTCACCAACCATATAAGGTTGACCAGCTTGAACAGAACCCCCGATAGCCCTGTGTCCGAAGCTGCTCCCACCACCCCTATACATTCCCGCTTGTGAAGCCCCGCGAACGCTATTAGATGTGCTGCCTGTAGTGTTGTCAAACATCCCAGTGATAGCTCCAAAAGCAGCATCAACAATATATTTCTGGATAAGCATTTTAATCAGGCTATCAACAACACTCTTGCTCATTGCCTTCATAGATTCCTTAAAGTTAGCAGCACCAGTTACAGCGGCTGTAAGAGAATCAGTCAAACCATCTAAGCCTTGGGCTGTCAGAGACTTAATATTATCTTCCATGGTTGGTAACTTTCCAGACCAATCATCAAACGCTTTCTCCATATCGCCAACAGTTTGAATCATAGCTGGGGCAACTTTGGTTACAGCATCAGGAATGGAATCTAGCGAAAGCTTCAGGCTGTCAATCTGTGCATTTAAACCGCCAGCAAAATCGAGTTCATTTAATAAGGTTAGTGAATCGCCCGCTTCATCAGCTTTAAGCAATAATGCTTGTAGGCTCTCTAATCTTTTTCTGTCACTTGCTTGAGCTAGTTCGCTAGAAATCTTCTGCCTTGCATTGTAGCCTGCAATCTTATCAGCCCTTGCAGCCATGTCTTCCTCAAGCTTGCCAATCTCAACTCTTAGTTGGCGGGCATTCATTTCTGCATCGCTAGTAAATGCTCTAGTGAGGCCATCCTTCATCTGCAACGCTGAGTTGTAGACCATGATGAACCCATTAGCAAGGCTCTGGAAGCCTGTGACAGCTCCTTGAATTGCAGTTAATACCTTAACAGCTAAAGTGCGCGCAAATTGTTCTACAGAGCCGCTGGTCTTTTCTATGCCAGTGACAACCTTGTTTCTTAGCGTATCAGCTAAAAGTTCAAACGCTGGAGCCATAGCCGCAAACATCTGATTCTTAATGCCGCCCATCAAGGTTCCGAGTTTATTTAAAGCATCATTCGCTTTTTCAACTCCCTCTGCGGCAGACTGTGACATTACAGCGCCTAACGTTCGAGCCTCACGGAACATAGCCCTCAGCCCATCTTCACCGGCTGACAAGGTGTTTACAAGTGCGGCACCTTCACTATCGAATAGTTTAAAGGCCAATCTTAGCTTGTCGCTATCACCCTTAACATTGCCAAACGCTTTAGACAATTCAATCATTCTTTCATCTAAAGGCATATTAACTAGCTTGCCAGCGTCCAGACCTAACTCTCTAATTGCCCCTTTAGCTTCGCCAGTACCTTTAGCCGCTTCAGCAGTTCTACGCGCAAAACGTTGCATAGCCATATTCAGAGTGGTTGTTTCCACACCAGTTAGGCCAGCAGCATATTGCAGTTTAGTTAGGGCATCAGTAGTTGTGCCAATTTTGGAAGCGGTTTTAGCAAGTTGGTCAGTAGCGTTTAGAGATTGCTTTGCAAGAAAGCCAAACCCAGCAACACCAGCCACTCCAACCAGAGCAGTTTTCAAACTAAATAAGCTTTTGGTCAAGCCCATTAAGCTCTTGCCTATAGATGCAAAACCTTTCTTAGTTTTATCAACTGCAAATATTGCAATCTTAGCTACTTGTGCTGCCATCTTGCTCACTCATTATATGAAAGTAGGCGAGCCATTCGTTCATTTCTGAAAGGCTCATCTGCTCCGCTTGCGCTATTGGAATGTGAAGCCTCTCAGCTAAGGCTATGGTATTCATCCTTAACTGAGAGGATTCTAGTTTTTTACTGCTGTTTCAACCGAGTCGATAGTTGCAAACATCTGGTTAGCGATTTCACTAATAATTGCAGTTTCTTCGCCCATCAAATCCATTCTATCTTCTGCACTTGTAAACAATTTATCACCACCAGCATCTTCAGCTTTCATCACGATAATATCCACCATTGCAGCAATGGTCGGAGCTTCTAGAATTGTAGGGTGTTTCTTTTGCAGTTCGTTCATGTCGTAACAAGTTATTGGGCGGGTGTATAAAATGAAAGGTTTGCCTTTTTCATCTGCCCACCCAGTAACTTTAACTTCACGCGGTGTAACTGCTCTTCTGTTTCTTAATTCTTTCGCTAATCCCATGATTTTTCCTTTATTATGCTGTTGCTTCTGTTACTGCGCCATTGACCTGAATAGCAAAAGTACCTTCAACCATGCCATCAAAAGCAGCGGTAATTGACTTGCTAGTAACAATGCCGTTGCCAGTGTAATACTTTTCACCAGTGCCAGTGCCAGTAGGATAGATTTCAAAGTCAATTGAAGCACGGCTGTCAAGAACCAACTGCTGTGCATCGGTATCATCCCAGTAGCATTCTAGGCTTACTGTGCTTGCTTCTAAGCCAGCTTTGTAAGTGCGGGCAGTATCACCCATGATGCTATCTTCGATAGTGTCAGCACTGGTTTCAATAGTGTAAGAGCGTACTTCGCCAACAACTGCAACAGTACCTTGTGCAACTGCTAATTTAACAATACCGCTTGAGCCTGTAGTTGTAGCCATTTTAAATCACCTTTCGTTAAGTTGTGCCGCGAGTGTATTCATATACAACGCGAACGGTTAAAATCACACCGCCAACAGGGTCAATAGAACCCTCATCGACTTCAATGTTTATAAGCTGAGTATCCAGCGCGTAACCGCCTCTAGTGCGGTCTAGTTCTAAGCCTTCTTCAACGGCTTCGATTATGTTGTTTCTTGCTTGGTCAATTATACCCGACTTCACAAAGCAAACTAGCTCATAGTTAATGGAAGCCATTCGCTTCCCCATAGTGCCAGCAATAGAGCTATCTTCCCTAGATTCGTCAGCAGTCCTAACTAGCACCGCTGGGAACTGGGCATTGGATAGCTTATCAAAATCAAACGGCTGCCGTGTTGCCATCTTAATGCTGACAGGTGAAGTAACACTGGTAGTAAGCGTAGTAACTATATTGTCTGCAATCTGCTCTCTAATGCTCATTATTCGACCACCAAAAATCTTTCAAATGCTTTAGCCAGCCTTTTGTTTTCCCTTCTGCTGAATCCAAAAAATGGCCGCTTCTTGTTATTACCAGAGGCTTTCCTTGCTTCTTCTCCCCTAAGAAAAATAAAGGCTTTGGTAGGGCTAGATACGGTAGTCATTGAGCCAAGCATCTTACCTGTAAAGTTTAGGTTAGGTGCCTTGCTTCTTCCTGCTTTTGCTCTTTCTTGAGCATATTTTGCAGTGTACTTTTCAAACCTGCCGCCCTTGTAGCCTTTGCCTTGGGCTGTTCTATCCAGAATAATATTAACGCCAACTTGGGCAACCTTGGATAGCACCTCTTTATATTGTGCTTGAATATCTTTGCGTTTCTTTCTACCAAGCTTCGCTAGGTCTCTAGGCTCAGACTTTACGTTTAACTTTACCTGCATCAGCGAACCAACCTGCCAGAGTTAATAGGCTCTTTCTCTTTATCTGTAACAGTGCCATCACCGTCAGCATCGTATTCAACGCCATCGCGGAACACTGCTTCTATCTCTTCGCCGTAGCGAGACTTGTAGAAATCAATCATGCCAAGAAAACGGTCATTGTCTACCCAGTTGGTTAGCTGCGGAAGGGCGTACTTCCAAAGAACAAGGTAAACACTGCATCGCGTCCACTGGCTGTCTGTTAGCTTGCTGGGTATCAGCTCACCGCTATAACCACGCTTTTCCCACCAGTCAGCGCGTATCTTGCGTTCAATGTCTGCTTGCGCTCTGGCATGTTGACCGGCGAATGATGTTATGCCAAAACCCAAAATATCTGGAACTATAGCTACCAAATCAGTATCGTTCGAAAATGCCATTACCACTTCACCTTATCTGCCCAGTATGCCGCCGATGCGGTTTTGTCTTTGCGACCTTTCTCAATGTCTTTAGCGAATCGCGCTTTGAATGACCTGCGCTTTGCCTTATCAGCTTCGCTTTCGTTCTTTCTTGGTGGCTTATTATCTGCGCCCTGCTGCCCGAACCTTATCAGCCTTACCTTGTCGCCTTCTTTAGCAAGTACGGCATGGCTCTTTTCAGGATGCTTACTGGTGCGCTTGGGTTTGTTGTACCCTTCAAAGCGTTCGCCTCGGTATGTAATAGCCATCACAACTCCTAAATAAAACCCCACCCCCAGTGAAGGGGGCAGGGAATCAGCACTAATTAAAGTGCAGCGTCACCAATCAACTTAACGCCAAAGCTATCATCAAGCTCTGCAACACCGTAAGCGGCAGTTGCGTTCAGCTCGAAGGCACGGAGAGAAGCGTCACGCTGTGACTCGATACCGAAGTCGCGCTTCATAGCGATAGCAAGAGCTTCTGGAGCGAATACAGCAGCAATAGCATCACTGCCAGTAACAGCAATATTAGCTGACTCGTAAACGTCGATGCCAGCAACAGTACCAACGTAACCAGTTCGCATGGCTTCGTTCTGAATATCACCGCCATTGGGGTCAGCAAAGGTGTTAGTCAAGCTAGATTTGATTGAGTAAGCCTGAAACGGGTGGATAACTGCAACAATGTTGCCAGTTACTTTAGCCGCTCGCAAAGTAGCCGCTGCCTTAAACAAATCAACAGCAGTCAATTCTTGACCAGCTGCGCCAACAGACGCGGTGAAACCAGTGAACAGACCGATAAGGTCAGTGTCCATCTTAGTAGCGATAGCGTTACCAAGAACAGTGCCAAGCTCGACAGCTGGGTTACCAGCGCCAAAAGCAGCCATGTCAGTTAGAACAACCTGCGCACCAACTTCGCCAACAGTAACAGTTACTGAGCTAGTTGAAACAGTGGTTGAACTCATGTCAGTGCCTTCGGTCAAGTCGGCAGCAGCAATTGCAGGGTACTTAGGAATCTGGACAGTCTTGCCAGCTTCGTTAGCAATGTTGTACTGAGTTACCAAGCCCATCATCAGGGATTGCTCTTCAGCAGTGAATCGTGCCTGCGCGATAATATTCGCAAACAGGTCGTCTAGTGTGGAGCTAGTAGTAGCAGCCATTGTAATACCTCAATAAATTAGGTTAAAAGATTATGTTATTTATTGGCTTTCATCAGTGCGCGATAAGCTTCACGCCCACCATCGTTCCAATTCGCAACCATTTCAACCGCAGATTGAGGCTTCTGCGTAGAGCCACCAGCGTTACCCTGACTACCTGTGCCGCTTCTTCCTGCGTTCACAAAGTGAGGGTTAGCCGTTAGAAATTCACCGACCATCTCATTGACAGTCAATAGTTCACCTTTGTCATTATAGCGGGGTGTTCCGTTGTTGTCTAATACCTCAACAGTGCCATCCTCTCCAAGCCTAGTCTGGCTTTTAAGGAGGGACGATACCTGCTCAGGGCTTACTGCGTTATTGTTACTTGCCGCACCAAGAATAGCCCCATCAACTAGGGTCTGCTGTAGCTTGCTCTTGTATGCGTTAATTTCGCTGTCTTTCTTCTCGACGGTCTGCTTGAGGATAGTTTCAAACTCTCCGCGCTCTTTTAGCTTGTCCTGCTCGTTCTGCTCTTTCTGGCTTAACAGTTGGCGGGCTTCATCAAGGTCAATGCCTGATAGCTGCTTCTCATACTTGCGCTGCTCTCTAGCTAGGCGCTGGGCAACTGCTTTATCCATGTCAGCCTGTGTGAATGTCTTGGCTTCTGGTGGTGTGTCTATAACTGTTTCTTCTGGAGTTGGTTCCACGATATCTTCGCTCATGTGACGATGCCTCAAATTGAGTTTGGTGAACCCCGATTTTAGCATATAAACTTTTTTGATTAAACTTAACTAAAAGGTTTACATTAATGTAAAACATGATACTATGTACCTACATTCAAAAAACAAAAGGGTTTACCATGAACATTATTACTTCACTGCAGAACAGAATCTCTAAAAGACTTACTGAAACTAAGTCGCCTTGCAAAACCTATAAGACAATAAAAGCCGCAGAGAAAGTTGCTGACAAAATGGCACTTCAGGCATCTGCTTACTTCGATGGCAAATACCAAGATGGTCAAATCAAAATTGAAGATGTTATCCCAATGCAATATGTTATTTTTTACATTGCTGAACTTGAAAGATACGCGATTGGCTTTAATCAAACTGAAGTAATGCAAAGACAAAACAGATGTGGCGGCTACCTTGGAATCATCGCTAACGAAGGTCACTACACTTTCTAAATTAACCGCCCC